TTTACAAACCATTTATAGATTTTATCTGTAACATCTACACCACCCCAATCTGCTGATATGATTTTCATTACTTAAATTTTATTAACATACTTCCTCTAAATGTAGGAATATATAAACCCCATTCTATTCTTTCGGTATTGTGTCTCATAAAATCACTAACTGAGTTACGAACATCTGTATGGTAATCGTAATCATCTAATATAACATAGTTGCAATTACCCATTGCCAACTCTAAATCATGTATCTTACACTTATATGAGTGACAACCATCAATTGAAATTAAATCGTAAAAATGGGGTAATTGTGTTGCAATTTGAGAGTCTTGTGTAAGTAAATCCCATTTTGTATCACCATTATAGTATTTTTGGATATGTTTTTTAGTTTCCTCATTATTGTTGCCATAGGTTTCTAAATCTAATCCTAATGCACTTTCCATCTTTGGATTACCTAACATAGTTGGTAAAAAAGAAAATCCATATCTCACTCCTATCTCTAAGAATGTTTTTGGTTTAATGGTTTTACTAATTGCATAATACCATTCAAAACAATTACCACTAAAAACGTAATCGTAACTATCGTATTTAGTAAAAAATTCAGATGGGATTATATCGTGAATTGAATCCGGTTTGTTCTTAAATAATTTTTCTATCATAACAGTTTTGTATTTTTAGCAGCTTCACATATTGCTAACCAATACTGATATGATGCTGTATTGTTTAATAGAGTAAGTGTTACATCATACGGATATTTTTCCATATAATCTGCTTTATAAAATAATTGTTGTTTGTTGTGAATTACACCTGCATTGTGAAATATATTTTTTCTATGAAACTCTTCTTCTTGTGATGTTGCCCAACTAAAATCAAAGTTTTCATGACAGATAGTTTGATTTCCTCTTAACCAACCGTTCCATAATACTGCCCACATATCTGCGCACCATATCTGTAACTCGTGATAGTTTGGATTTTCTTCTTTCTTTATTACATTCATTTCTGTAATTTCTTTGAACAATCTTTCAGAATCCTTTTCTACTTTATCCCAAAAACTAAAATCAATATTCTTCATTAGGTATTGTGCACCGATATTAGCTAATTCATTACTTTCAACTTCACCTTTATCTATGCCAACAATCTCACACATTTTATCTAAGATATCTACACCTTTAGATTTAATGTAAGTATGTCCTATATACCAACGAGTATCTGAACCATACCACTTCTTATCACCAATCATAATATCGGTAATCCATTCAGTAGGTGGCTTTGTAAAAAGAATATCACAATCATGATAAAAGATTGCATCATCTTTTAATTCAGGATACTTTTCCCAATGTTGCTTTAAGATGTTAGGACGAATTGAACTAATATAATGTTTAGTTTCTCTTGTATCATCGTAGAAAAAGAAACGTGCTGCATACCCATTAGCTAGTTTTATCCAACTTTCAGGTATTACACCATCTATTTTCCAACAAACGATATCAACCTGATTTAAGTTAATACCATGTTTTCTGAAGTTAGTTAGTAAAACTTCTACTTGCCATGCGTAATATTCATTTGCCGGTTGTGCACAAATAAATCGTAATTGTTTTTGTGGAGTATCTCCAATGTAAATTGATGCCATAAAAAGTGCCTTTATTATTTAACACCACCAATTTACTTTTTCCAACTTCCGATTAACATGGTGTACAATCCGCTGATACATTACAAGCTGTTCCACATAAAGTATCTGTTAAAAGTCCAGAGTTAATTATAACTGAACTTCCTGCTTGTATACAATGTGTTCTACTTGCACCTGCTATTAAGTTCGGTGATTGTTCTGTACCATTACAATTTGTAATTGTGTAGTTACCAGTCGTTCCACCTTCATTAAGTATTGTCATACATTCACAATCAGGTGCTGCTGTTGTAGAAGTTGTACTCGTAGTACTAGTAGTTGTTGTAGATGCTCCACAAACCCCACCTACTGTTATTACAGCTCCTGATGAGTTAATTTGGAAAGAATATGCATCACCAACTCCACCTGCTTTAAGTGCAATCCAATTATTACCACCATTTGTAGGAGTTGATGGATATGAATCATAAAATATATCACTTACAACTATTGATGCTAAACTTGCTTTTAATGAAGTATAACCTCTAACTGTTGAATATGTAGAACATGCTGTTGCACTACTTCCTGCATCAGGAGTAGTTCTTCCTAAATATGTGTAAGTAGGTGCTGATGTTGTTGATGTAGTACTTGTTGTACTTGTTGTTGATGTAGTACTAGTCGTTGTTGTAGTTGGTCCACAATATGTACAATCAGCTGCTACATTACAAGAATTACCACATTGAACATCAGTTAATAAGCCTGAATTGATTTGTGGTGCAGTTCCACCTTTTAAGCAATGTATCCTACTTGCACCAGGTATTAAATTAAGTGATTGTTCAGTTCCATTACAATTAACTATATCATAATTTCCTGTTGTACCCCCTTCATTATAAATTGCCCAACACTCACACGCTAATGTAGTCGTACTTGTAGTTGAAGTAGTACTTGTAGTTGAAGTAGTACTTGTTGTACTTGTCGTACTTGTAGTTGAGGTAGTACTTGTTGTTGAAGTAGTACTTGTAGTTGATGTTGTAGAAGTAGTAGTTGAAGTAGTTGCCGGTAAAGAACAATTAGGTCCGAAACTATCAATTGTAAACATTGCTGTTCCACTCAAAGTATTTCTTTGAACACAGAATAATGATGTTCCAATTACTTCTGGTCCTGTTCCTACATTTTGTATTTGTGATACACCGTAACAATCTAAATAAGTTACATTACCTGCTTCTGTTACCTCAATATTTACATATTCAACACAATCTGCCGGTGCTTGTGTAGTTGATGTAGTAGAAGTAGTTGAAGTAGTACTTGTCGTACTTGTTGTACTCGTAGTTGTAGATGTACTTGTAGTTGATGTTGTAGACGTTGTTGATGTAGTACTTGTCGTAGAGGTTGTAGTTGTTGGAGGAACACAAGAAGGACCATATTCTGTTATTACAAAATCAGCTGTTCCACTTATTGTTGCTGTGTTTATACATCCATCGGTAGAATAATCTATCGTTTGTACACCAGTACCTACCGATGTACTTCTATCTCTACCATAACAATCCTTAAAGTTAATTGCTCCTGCTTCTGTTACATTTACTGTAATTGTTTGAACACATGGTGCAAATGTAGTAGAAGTAGTACTTGTCGTAGATGTAGTACTTGTCGTAGATGTAGTAGAAGTAGTTGATGTTGTACTTGTAGTTGAAGTAGTACTTGTAGTAGATGTTGTAGTTGTTGGCGGTAAACAAGATGGACCATAATTAGTTATTACAAAATCAGCTGTTCCACTTATTGTAGCAGTATCTATACAACCATCAGTTGAGTAATCTAAAGTTTGAACCCCAGTTCCTACACTCGCACTTCTATCTATTCCGTAACAATCCTTAAAGTCAATTGTACCAGCAGTAGTTACATTTACTGTAATTGTTTGAACACATGGTGCAAATGTTGTAGATGTTGTACTTGTAGTTGATGTACTTGTCGTACTTGTAGTAGATGTAGTACTTGTAGTAGATGTAGTTGAAGTAGTTGTAGTAGGCGGTACACACGAAGGTCCATATTCTGTTATTACAAAATCAGCTGTTCCACTAATAGTAGCTGTATCTATACATCCGTCTGTTGAGTAATCCAAAGTTTGAACACCTGTTCCTACTGAAGTACTTCTGCTTATACCATAACAATCTAAGAAATCAATAGTTCCACCAGTCGTTACATTTACAGTTATAGTTTGTACACAAGGTGCAAATGTTGTAGATGTAGTTGAAGTAGTTGAAGTTGTTGATGTAGTTGATGTACTTGTAGATGTTGTTGTAGTAGTTGATACACATGCACTACCAGTCTGTGTTATTGTATAAGGGAATGTACCATTATTAGGCCATCCTTGTCTAATAGCTCCGGAAATAGCACATACAAAAAAAGTTTCTATATTTGAACTTCCAGCTCTTACTATTTCTCCACTAGCATTTTGGTAATTAAGTAATCTAGTATTTTGCGTTGATGATTGAACACGATATGATAAACTTGATGTTGTTGATGTACCAATATCTATTGGAGTGAAAGGACTACCATTTAGTGAGAAACTTCCTTCTTTTCCATACATAAAAAATCTATTTCCAAAAGTTGCTAAATTATATGTTCTTACATTATTAAATTGATCTGTATATCCGAATGTATTTCCACTACCAATAAAAGATCCACTTTCTATTTCAACATTATAGAATCTATATACTGGCGCTGCTGTTGTTGTACTTGTAGTTGATGTAGTAGATGTCGTTGATGTAGTGGATGTAGTAGAAGTTGTACTCGTAGTTGATGTTGTAGATGTTGTAGATGTAGTAGGAATTATAGGCGTTATTGTAGTATCTAAACTATCTGGAATAATTGGACCTAACAATTGTATACTACATTCACCTGTCTGTAATGAATAATCATTTATTGCTCTTAGGTGAAAATAATTCCCGCGAAAATTTACAATATCATTTAGTTCCATTGTAAAATAATCTGCTAATGGAATGATTGCACTACAATTTACTAATCTTGTCTTAGGATTATAAATTAAATTTATATATGTTTCCCAATATTCTGTGTATAAATTTTGGTTTGGTATATCACCGTATGCAGCAGCTTCATTATTAAATAAAAGAGATAAACTTTCTGTTGTTGGTGTATTACCACTATAATTGTCAAAATATGGAAAAGCAGATTGGGATACAATATTCAAAGATGAAGTTGTTGCACCATATCCACCAATATAAAATGTATTAGTACCCTTAGTACCATTATAAAAGTATATATGTGGTAATACTCTTACAGGTGCGTATGTAATACTACCTATGAATGTTGGGATATATATTGGTTCTGCTGCCATATTATGATGATGCTACTTCTGCTGTAAAGTTTAATGTTGTTTGAGAAATATCACTTGCCGTTACCGTATAACTATAAGATGAACTTGTTGAAAGGGTTGTTGTACCACTATCATTAATTTTCTTAAATGCTATTGTAGTAGGACCAGAATCTCCTGTAGGTGTTGCAAAGAAATCAATTACTGTTCCTTCTTGTACACTTCTAAATATATAACCACTAATAGGATCCGTTGCCGTTTCACTACCAGGACTATATCTAACTGCAATTGCTCTTACAATCTGTTCTGAATTTGCTGATATTGAACTTTCTGCAGAACTACCATCAGGATCAGTTGTAAATAAACTTGCAAATGCTTGGAAACCTGTTCTCTTTAATAATGCACTACCGCTTTGTCCTGTACCTGCTATTCTAATTAATGGAGAACTTGCTAATGTTGTCTTAACTTCAAATGTTCCTTGTGAATAAAAGTTATTTGTATCTACATAGTATTGTTTACCAAATTCTCTGTTCTCTTGCTTACTAAATTGTTGAGATACATAATCACCATCTAAGGTATCACCAAAGTTTAATTTATTTACTGCTAAATTATTTGCAGGTATGTATTCAATCTTTTCATCTAAATTAATATATTGGTTAAAATCTTTTCTTTCTCCTTTATTATACCAATTATTAAATGTCTCTACTATAAATTGGTTTTGAGTTATTTTAGAAGGATATATTACTAAGTTAAACTTTTGCTGTATTCCTCTAATCCAATCTACCAATTTTATACCAGATGTTCCAAAGGGCATGTTGTCACCAATCTTCATTACTAAACCATCACCACCCTGATTTACTTTCGTTATACTTAAATATCCCTTAACATTGTTAGCAGGATTAAGAATAACGTTAAAGTTAGTATCACCATTTTTAGTGTACTTTATATAAAATTTATATGTTCCGGATGGTATTATTGAAGTATTAAACGGAGTTAATAATTCAAACTTCTGTGTTCTGATTGTATTTACATTGTATATTGCAGTATCATACATAAAATTATTAATATTAGTTAATGGTACTGTTGTATTACCACTACTACCGCTAACAATCAGTTCAAATGTAGGATACCCACTTGCGCCAGGCGTACCACTTGCACTTATTTCAAAGTTCAATTGTAATTCACCTCTTAATTCTGTTGGAAATCCTAATGTATAATTTAATGATGTATCTAATTGACCACCTTGATTTTCTTGTATATTAAAATACGGAAATGGAGTTACCGTTCCTGCATTTAATAATACATCAGTACCACTTCCACTTAATGGTGCTACTTTGAATAATCCGTATGTTTCTAAATCAATACTCCCACTATAAACAGGATATCTTAATTGATTATTACAAACCATATATACGTTATCTAACCATGTCTGGTCCCAAAACGAAGATGTGTATGTATATCCTGCATAATCAAATATTGCATCCCATACTTTCTTAATTCTAATTGATGGTTTGAAATCTTGCACACATAGAGAGCCTGATGGTGTATCTATACCAAACTGATTTTCTTCAGGTGTGTAAGTAATTTGTTGTCCGTATTCAGCCAATGGGTAAACAATATCTCCATTAAACAAATTACCACCCCAAGAAGAGGTTATATTTGCTAAAGAGGAGGTATGGTTATATTGAGAAAGAGAATCCGTTAAATCGGTTAAAAACACTCTATTTATCGTTCTTGCAAAAGAGGATAATGTTCCATAGATTGTTACCTCATATGAATCAATAAATTTATTTGCAATTACATTTACTTTGTTTAGTTGTAAGTATCCTTGTGATAAAAACACAGAATCAAATTCAAAGAGTGCTGGAACCTTCTGGTTGGTTGCAAATAGAAAAGGTGAATCTATACTTATATCGTAAACATGCTCAAAAAATGCGTTGTTTACTTTCGTTCCAGGTAGAGTTATCTGACGAGTGAAATCTGCAGGTAATACACCGATATCAAAAAGACCGGTAACGTTATTAGACATCTTAATATCCTCATCCTCAAATATATCTAATTGTTGATAAGGTGTTCCTGCTAATAATCTAAAAGTAAATCCTTGTGTTGATATTACACCCATTACATTATTAATTTATAAGGTTGTCCGTATTTGAAATCAATTTGGTATTGTATTAATTTATCTACAACGCCAGTTTTGAATACTAAATTTGATGTTTGAACCGTAAGTGGTCTAACATAACTATTTACTTCATCATATTCCCAATAAATTTCATCACTTACTAATAGTTGTTTGAATATATCATTGTAATCTTCACCTAGCCAATTTGAATTAACTGAAATGTTTTGTATACTATCGTTAATGTAGTTTAAGTTTGAACTATCATATGCATTATAACCAAATGTAGTACTTTCCCAACTACCTAATTGTGGTTGATATGTTCTCTTAGTTGTACTAAATGATTGTCTGTTTATCATATTGAAATTTAGATAATCAAACTGCCCAAATCTATTTTTCCATTTGATTCTTACATTTGGATATTTTTGCTCACATACTACATCGTATCTTATCTTGCTTCCTAATGCTGTTGTTCCGTTAAATGGTTGTATTGTATAATAAGTTAATCCACTTGTTGATAATGGAAACCCACTAGCTATTGGTCCTATTGGATAATCATCTATCTGACCTGATGTTGATGTAGATGATGATAAGAAATATGTCCCATTACCATTACTACCGCTGTATATAACTCTATCTGCTACTACTCCACCCAATGTTCCTACTGCTGCTCCACTTGTTCCTCTATTAGTAATAAATGCACTTTGAGATACCGGTCCATCAGTTAATAAAGGATAGAACGAACTCAATGTGTTTAGTTGTGCACCAATCGTTTCAGGAAATATACCATACCCATCTAATGCTTTGTATACTGCACTCTTTACATGAGAACCAGTTACAAATGTTACACCATTATAAAATTGTGTATAAAAATCACATGCAAAGTAAACTACATTTGATGGATTTGCAATTAAAAGACCTGTTAATGTTGAGTTGATAATTCTATTTAAATCAAAGATACCAACTTCAGATGTATTTGGGAATTTTGTTATTGTGTAATCTGCCGAGCCTGAATTTAAAGGAGTTCCTGTCCAATAGTATAATTCACCAACATATTGAAATGAAGATGAAGTAAAAATTACAGGATTACTTTCTGCTACCGTAAATATAATCGGTGATTGTGCTAAAGATGCTGTTGCCGGAGTTTGTGTGATAGATAAAGCCATTCGGATTAAATCTTTTCTTATTTAACCTAGCTTTCTAAAAAAAGTAGTGGGTTATGGTTTGTCTAACTCTATTTCTATTTGTTCTACAAAGTAATCACCTAATTCTGCTAAGTATGCATCAAACTTTCTACTTAATTCATCATCACTCATTGCATCTATTGCGTAGTTCCAATTACCTCTACTTACTGCCGTTTTCTTAAGTGACCTTCTACGCTTGGATGCCGGTGTAGGTGGCTCATTAAACCATTGTCCATACTCTGCACCATTAGGAGCGTAATCTAAAGAAATGGTAACATCTAAATCTTTACCCTGCTTTATCATTTTAGATTTTACAGGTGTATTTGCAGATTTGATTTTACTTCTAAGATTACCACCATTAATTGCGGCTTTAGGAGCTTTTGCTATTGCTAAATCTCTGATACCAACCGCAATACTTTCTAAGGTTCTTATATTTTTAATGGTTGCCATTATAATGAACTTAAATATGCATAACTCGCACTTACTTCACCTGCTGTCAATACTCTATTATATAATAATAAATCACTAATTGTTCCTTTGAAATAAGTTCCATCCAAATCATTATTAAACCCAAATTTAAATGGTGAAGTAGATGTATTAAATGGCTGAAGACCAAATGGGGGAACACCAGGGTGAATAACTGTGGCTATTAAACTATTATCTTTATATATTTTTACTGTATTTGCTGAAACCAATGTTGTAATTGTCCATAGAGCTTTAACTGCTGATACATTTGTTATCCCTACACCTATATCTGGAAATACATCTCTATATATTAATCTATTTGTTGCTGGTTCCCATAGGGTATCCCAACCATCAGTATAATAATCCTTGCAAAATAAATCTCTAGTAATACTATCATTATACATTGTTCCATACCATTGCATTGTCCAACTACCACTTGGTTGTCCAACTAATGTAGCAGGATATGTAACATAGTTATTAGTTCCATTGAATTCATATCCTAAACTTCCGCTTAATGCTAATGCACTTCCGCTTACTAATCCATTATTACCATTACCACTTACATCATACCATATACTTCCGCTATTAGAAATTAATGTACTTCTTAATACTAATCCATCTAATGGAAATGGTGCTGCAGTTGTAGTACTTGTCGTAGATGTAGTACTTGTTGTTGGTACAGGTGCTGCAGTTGTAGAAGTAGTTGAAGTTGTACTTGTAGTAGATGTAGTAGGAGCTACCGTAGTACTTGTTGTACTTGTTGTTGGTATCGGTGCTGCAGTTGTTGAAGTTGTACTAGTTGTAGATGTTGTTGATGTAGTACTCGTTGTTGGAACCGGTGCTGCAGTTGTTGAAGTTGTACTAGTTGTACTTGTAGTACTTGTAGTACTTGTAGTAGATGTAGTAGATGTAGTAGGAACCGGTGCTATCGTTGTTGAAGTAGTACTCGTTGTTGGAACCGGTGATGCAGTTGTTGTTGTAGTTAAAGGAATTAACTCAAATAAACATCTCGGTCTATCGTTATGTGTAATTAAAGTAAATGTACTAACCCATCCTGCTAAACCATTATTAAACCTATCCATAAATGGCTCATTACTAATATCACCATCTATATCAAAAGATTGAACTGAGTATTGTGTATAAGAAAGTAAATCATTTAAGATTGCCAATGTGTTAGCGTGAATATCTACTACATCATCTGTACCATAAAAAGGAACTGCCATTGCGTTAGTTCTCGGTTCAGATTCATTATTTCTATCTTTAATCTTATCTGCTACAATAAGTTGAATAGTATAATTAGTTGCACTATCACTAAAATCTGCAGCAAGTATCTGAACATTTCCTATTACATATTGTGGATATTCTTGTTGGTCTACCGAAAATATGTCACCTTGTGCCACCACTTCTATTGAAGGATGGTTTTCCATTATTGTTCTAAAGTAATCTAAAACATTATAATAGAGAGTGTAGTTAGTTGCCGAATTGTTTACTATAAAACTCATATGCTTTTATTATAATTGTATACCGCCGAAATATTGATTCGTTTGATCTGGATATATCTGAGTTTGATTACCAACACTTTCTAAGTATTGAGGTATCTGAGTTGAATATGCAATAAGATAGTTTTGTAATCTTAATGCGTAATAATCACCATTTTCTTGTGATTTTTGTAATAGATAATCTACTTCAACCTTAGTTGGTGCTACACCTTGCTCTGATTGTTGTTTAACTGCTCCATTAGATTTGAATTGTATTGAACTGAATGGTATATATTCTACACATGCATACCAAATTAGAGTATTCTTAATGTGGTCATCTAATAGGTCTTGATAATATACTGATAAACCACTTACTGTATTTGCAACAATACGTGCTTGTAAAAATTCAAATAAAACTGTTCCCAATAAGTTCTTAAGGTATTTATCCTGTGCTGTACGAACATATGGTAATAATGCATCTGCATCAATACTACCCATTAATGGTGAGTTCTTAATAATATCATTTCTTGTTATAAAAAGTGCGTAAGCCATATCTTAAGGTTTGGTTATTTCGTATTCTTTTGTGAAAAATGCTGAACTTGCATTTATAATTGTTGTTTCTTCACCAGGTCCACTTCCTCTACTATTTTGAGGTGTATAAGTTGGTTTATCTATATCTTCTGTTGTTTGGTCACCACTATCTTCTGTTGTAGCTGGATTTTCCATTTCTTTATTAGTTTCATCTGCTACTTCTTCAATAGTTTTATCTGTATCTTCTGCCTGCTCTGATAAGATTGCCAATGGTGTTAACTGGTCAAAGTATAATTCTAAATCTTCGTAACCACCATCTGTTAATGCTTTATCTAATGCGTTTAAGATAATGTTTTGGAAAGGTCCTACTGTCATTGTTTGTAAGATACTGAATGCTGTTTTCATTTCCTCTGATTGAGACGAGAAACCATTACCCTTATCTCTGATACCGAATAATAAAGGAGAAGTAATTCTATGAGATACTAAGATTCTATCTTGTGCGTATGTTGCAACGTAATCAAATTTCTCATGTAAGTTATCAATCTGAATTACATCAATAGTTGGTTTAGTAGAAGGGTCATCATTAAAAGATGTCATAAATCTACCTGCGTTCTTAGTGCCTGTAAACTTAGCTTGAATTAAATCTTCAATAGTTTGTCTTTCTTCAGGTGCTGGAATACCATTATTAAAGTTTACCATTACCGCTGGAAAGAAACCATTCTCAATATTGTTTAAGTGTAAATTACTTAATTCTGCTTCTACAAATGAAAACTGTAATGAACTAACCCAATCAGGTAGTGAATAGTAATACAAACCAGGTGTATAGTTTTTGATGTATAGTATTTCCATCTTATCGTTAGAAGTACCAAATGCAGCTATTTTCTTTTTGTTTTTAACTGCTCTCATATCTAACCAATCTGTACAATAGTAGTAATTTTCTACTTTAGGATTTTGGTATATCTTTTCTGCTCTTAAATACTGAACCGGTACATGATACATTTTAATTATCTTAGTATGTTCATCATTCCAATAAACTTGATATGCTGCATTACCATATAGTTTCAAATCAAACGATACTCTCTTAGTTTCTTCTTGAGGAATTACTTTCTGTAAGGTTTTATCAAATTCTAAATTTTTACTGTATAATCCTTTTCCATATACTAAATCTGCTATACCCTCTATACATGCCGCTGTTGTAGTAGATGTTGTATGTGCTAGTGTTAGTGCCTGAAAGAAATCATCTTGTCCAAATACACCGAAAGGAACCCATTGATGACGTGTTTTAGTATCTTCTATTATATTAGGTAAATCTTGTACTCCTAAATTAACTACTGAAAATGTTTGATTAAATTTTTTGCTCATATTATAGTATTATGTATTCATTTGATGATACATTTGAAACATATCCATCATTTTGGTTTGTGTAAACTGATTTTAATTCATTTGTGATACTCTGTGATGCAAAGACCTGAATAGACCCATGCCATATAGAAGATGTATTATTAAGTATTATTGCTCTAAATTCTTGTCCTATATTTGGATTTGCTATACTTGCTGTAAAACTTAACATACTTTCATAACTATTATAAGTTACTCCACTTAAACTTGCAGTAGTATTAACTTGAGTTGTCATATCCTGCAGAGACATTGTAAAGTTAGAAGATGCACTTGGTTCAGTTCTTATTGTATATTCATTACTACCAGATATTATATAAGTAAGCATTAGCTATTAGTTTTCTTATCTTTAACACCACTTTATCTAATAATAATTACTAACTAAGCTTTCTATACTCAAAGTTACGGAAAATAAACCACATTTCCAAATTTATTTTGACATAATAATAGCTACCCCCTAATAGAGAGTAGCTATTTAATATTTTTACAATGTGCTTACTAATTAAGCTGCACTTCCAGTTACAACAGTAGGAACGTTTCCAACTGATGCGAATGGATTTGTTGAAGTTGAACCAGAGATGAATTGTGCTGGTAATGGTTCCATACCTGTCAAAGTGATTGAATAACCGTAAAGGTCACCTAATCCTGCGCCAGTTTGAATTGTTCCACCAGTCAAATCTACACCTTCTGTTAAACCTGCAACTAATGCTTCACCATTAGTTGTCCAAATAATAGCAACCGGTCTACCGTATGCCATAAGTTTTAACTGAGTAGTCATTTCAGGAGTTAATTTCTTTAAGTTCAAAGTTAATTCTTGACTAAAGAAAGTTGTTCCGTTATCTCTACTTGAGTTTACAGTTTCAGTATAAGCACTATTGCCTTTTAATTGGTAGTAGTAAACAGTTGAACCAGATGGGAAAGAGGTTACTTGTCCGTTGGCATCTATTGTAAATGTTGGTTGGTAAGAAGATGAAGGATAGTTCATAAAATAAACTCCTTGCAAACCACCTACTGACTCTTTACAAACTTCTTGTCTACCTGCTGATAAATTACAAGCCATAGTATTTAATTTTTTTTTGTTTAGTTAAAATAGTGGTGAGGTTTTTACACCCCACCTATCTATTAGTTATTTTTTAATCTAATATTATAGATTAGAATGCTCCGTAGTAAACTACATCACCATTGATACCTACAACTGTACCAGCTGTATATCTCATTATAATTCTGTAATTTTGAGAACCATCGATATTACTCATATCCAATACTTTAACTTCGTTGTAATCAGATAATAAACCTGTACCGAAGTGTAAGTTAGATTTTTGAGCTGCAACTACTTTAGATGCACTCATACCAGGACAAAGAACGATTTCAATACCGTTGAAGTTGAATGGTTTCTCACCAACGTTCATTTGGTTGTTCCATCCGTTAGCACCAATACTACCACCAGCTAATGCTTGTTGGTATGCTTTTGCTACGTTTGTAGGAACATACAATAATAAATCTTCTTTTCCGTAAACTGTATCAGGGATAGTATTAACTACTGAGTTTAATACATCTAATACGTTAGCTGAAGTGATAGAACCAGAGATAACTGTTGATCCACTCTTTGCAGAGATTACACCAGTTGATGCTGCGATTGATGCAGATAATGCTGTTTCGAAACCACCGAATTGACCGTTAGTTGCGTTAACACCTTGCCAAATAGAGATTTCAGTTGCTTGTGCTACAATTCCGCCTACGTACGAAATTAAGTAGTCATTGAATGATGCTGGAATAGTATCAAACGCTGAGAAACCTAATTGTAATGCCTGCCAGCTATCTACGAATTCTTGCTTACATAATTGTAAGTTAACTTGTAACTCTTTTGGAGTTAATACTGCTTCAGATAATGCTACTGAGCCAGATGTTGTGAAATCGCAACTTGCATCATTTACGATGTTAGCTACTGCAATTCTTTGAATTACTTCTTTGAATTTCACATTTGGGTGTATCGTTACATATTTGTTATCAAGTGTTTTTGCTGATAACAAAGCCGCCGCGATATACTGACCTGCAAATTCACCAGCATATGTATTCTGTGTGAATGTAGGTTGTTGAAAGTTTTGTACTTTTTTCATTTTTGAAAATATTTTTTGTTTAATTAATTATTTATATAATTTAGCTAAGAAAGAAGCTTGTGAGTTTTCTACTTTCTTACCAAAGTTATTTCTGTTTGTTGCTGCGAATTTTGCTACTTCTTCGATTGGAGCACCATCTAATTTAGGTAACTCTTCTTCATCTACTTCTTCCATCATTGTGTTTGGAACTAATGAACTTACTTCCATACCTTCAGATGGGAACGCTGATGTGAATTTCTCCATCATATCTTGCATTCTCTTTTCCATCTCATCAATTCTGTATCCTAATCTTATAATTGGATCTTCTGTTGGTTCACCTGCTTCTACTGTGTTAGATTCATCTTCTTCAGTTGTGTTAGGTAATCCTTTTGCTTCTTTAGTTTCAGCTTCCATTTCGATATCTTTTTCTTCTTTAACATCAGCTTCTTTATCTACTACTTCTTCTTCCATTTTTTCGTTTTCTAATTCAACGTTTTCTCTTTCAACGATGATACCTGCTTCAGTTTCGATTTTGATTAGAACTTCATTTCCTTCTGAATCTCTTAAAGAAATTTCATGTTCACCGTCTGGTGCTGGAGATTTAGTTCCATCTTCTGATACTACTTCTACTTTCTCACCTACATCAAATGTTGGAGATTGTAAAATTGTTCCATCTGCTAATTTAGCATCTACGAAATCAACAACTTCGTTATCCATTGCCAACAAAGTCATTATTCTATTTAATACGCTTTTTGAGTTCATATCTTTTGTGTTTTAAGTCTTTAACACCACTTTTGTATGGTGTAGTTATTTTTTGGTTAATTTAATCGTTTTGTTATATCTGTTAGGTTGTTGTATTC